GCGGTGCGTGATCGTCCGAACGTGATCCTGCACATGCAGCAGTGCCGACAGCTCTTCGTCATGTTTGACCATGTCGCGGGCCGGCGCATAGGCGTTGTTCGCCACCTCGATCGTCGGCGCCAAGATGATGAACTCGGCTGACTGGCGCCAGTTCCGGATCAGCACCGTGAGCATGATCGCAGCAGCGATGGTGCTCTTTGCGTTCTTCTTGCTGATAAGGAGAAAGAACTCCTGAATCAGCCGCTCGCCGGTATTGGAGTTGTAGGCACCGAAAATAGCGCCGGCCAGGTCACTGATCCACGGCGCACAGGATTCGCCAATCAGCGGGCTACCCGGTGCGTCGACAATCCGCAGGTCATTTAGGACCTGCATGCACGCAGCCGCCTCATCTGGAAACAGAGGCGGAAACGGAACCAGCGATTGTCGATGGATGATTCGCGATTCCCAGTCTGGGCACGCTGTGTCCCAGGTGGGTTCGTTCACTTATTTCACCGATCGCAAATGAGTTGGGGGTGGAGGTGCAGCGCCGAACTTGCCTTTGGCAGCCTTCTTCGCGGCATCTTCCTTTTCTTCTTTTTTGCCGCCTTGACCTTTACGCGGATGAATGAACGGCATGAGCGCTTTCGCTGCGTCGACCCGAAGCTTCGCGTCCGCGTCGTAGTCGTTCATGGTCGCGATCAAGAATGCTTTTGGATCGGTGAATGTCATCGCCTTGGAAAAGTCGAAGGAGGATTCGGCATCACCCCGGGCTAGGTCCTCGGCCGGCGGTTTTTCATTGACCGGCTTGGGGCCGGCTTTAACATTTTTGTTAATGGGTGAAGAGGCCAATGCGGCGAGAACGTTCGGGTGTTTGGCCAATCGTGAACCGGCCACCGAAGCGCTGGAGGCCGCATATCCTGCGGCTATCGCTGCGTATTTGTTGGACGCACCTCTCCTCACAGCGTCGACAAAAGCACGCTGCTTGGTTGTTAACGCCATTAACAAAAACCTGTGTGGGGGAAAAAATCTGTCCGTGCGGGGGCGAGTGGTGGCCGAGGCTAAACCTCCCACGGTTTTGACCCGCCCCCTCCCTCGGGGGTGGGGCACTGGCGTGCCGCAAGCTAAAACGACAACGATTTTCAATTGCAAGAAAGGTGTCGCGTCTTCACGCTCGCCCGGCTCCAGCGGCAGCCTCGGCGGCAGTCTTCAGCTTGTGGCACGGGACGCAAAGCGCCTGGAGGTTCTCTTCATCGTCCGACCCACCACGAGCGCGGTTCACGATGTGATCTACCTCCAGCTGAAGCGTTACCAAGCCACAAGCCCGACATGTGTACTCATCACGCAAAAGGATTGCGGCGCGTTTACGGCGCCAAGGACGTCCTCCTCGCCCTGCCCCCCAGCCTGCTTCACCTTTCGGTCCAACTGGCAGGGCGAAGGACCTGCCTTCGAGGTGCTTCATGCGAGGCGGCAGAGTTTTGAGTCGCGACATGCTCCATCATCCTCTTTGCCATTCGTGATACGAGCCAAGGACTACTTGTTCAGCTTCGGCTGCAAGATCACCCGGGCAATCATCACCAAGAGACCTAGCACGCCATAGGCCACTGGAGGCAGCACGGCTTGTAGTTGTGGCATCAGCTGCTCAGCGATACCCAGCGCAGCAATGGCGCCACCCGTCTGAACGCTGGTCATGCTTAACGCTTGTTTCCAGTTGTCGATCAGTTGCATGGGTCACTCCTGTCGTTTTGGTAATTTGAAGTCAGTGAATCGGTCAGCCAGGGCGGCGACCTTCTTCACACCGAGGGTGCCGATGCAGGCGCCGACGGCAGCCGCGAGGCTTGATGGGAGGTTGAAGTACTCGAGCAGCGGGAATGCCCCAGCTGTGATCGCGCCGCACAGGCAGGATTCAAGCACGGCTTGTCGCCGCCCCCCACCGCCGTAGATGACGCGCAAGAAGGCAATCCAGCAGGACAGTGTCGCGGCGTAGATCATTGGGGCATGTTGGCTGAGCCAGGCCATTACGATGAGCCAGGTGTCTGGTTTGTCGGGCATGTTCGACATCCGGATTCCTCCCTTTCCGGGGAGTAAGAATGAAAAAGCCCAGCACTAGGCTGGGCTTGGGAAAACGGCGAGCTTACGACTTAATCAATCGCGCTCATCTTCGATAAGCGCCAACAACATCTTGTCAGGCTCGGGTTCGTCTCTTGTTTCTGCAAGCTCGTAAGCTTCATCCGTAGGATGAACCTCCACAACCACATTCCCTCGATCATGGCTGTAGACGATGAAGCCAGCGTCATTGAGTCGACGCGCCTGGCTACGATGCAAACGATCATCCTGAGTGAACTGCAGCACTCGATCAGCAATGTTTTGCACTTCATTGATGGGTTCAATCAAGCAATCAGAACGTCTGTGAACAACTCTGGAGAACGCGAAGGAATTCAGAGTTTCTTCACCATCATTGTCATACCAAGCGCGGACTTCACTAGCCTTTGCTTCAACATTCTTCAGCGCTTCAATGAGATCATCAAATGTGTACATGTATCGGTTACTCAGTGGCCAAATTTGCATCACTCTATAGGAGCTCAAGACCGCCAGTAAATAAAAAGCCCAGCACGGGGGCTGGGCTTTGGCTGTCGTCTTTCATAACGCGCAAGATCGACATGATGGAGTTAATTTACGGCCAATCGGCCATCACGGTCAAGCGGCATCGAGAAAGATTTGTTCCTGATCGAAAATCTCGGTCGCGTGTATTACAGCGGCCTCTTCAAGGTGCTCAAGACGCTTGTGGATGCCACCACGCCAGTTACGACGGGTGCGCTCTGGCGAACCTTCAGGGTCCCAAGTGTTCATGTCGTAGAACTCGGCAGGCAGCACGATCATGTCGGTCGAGCGCTTGTCGGTCTGGACTCCCTTGAGCTTCGGTATCGCCCAGGCAGTGAGCGCCTTATAGACGAACAATTGCGGAGCTGGGGAAACCATGCGGGCGACCAGTCGGCCGATGGCGGCGACTTTGTTGGCCTTGTGCGTCGAGTACTTGGCGACCAGCACATCCCACTGCGCTGGATCGAGCTGCCGGTGCAGGAGCGCGTAGAGGCAGCAGTCATAATCGAACTTGTCTCGCACTGACAGCGAGCTACCGGTACCGCCTGAGCGAAGGTCAGCGTCGATCAGCCTCTGCCAGGACTGCTTCGTGCTGTTGTCGATGTTGTCGGCGGCCAGCACGCGCACCAGGGTTCCCATCACGTCTTTATAAATGCCCATAGCTCAATCCCCCGTGAAGTTCGATCCGCCAGCACCGCGGCGGTTGTTCTTTTCGTATTGCGCTGCCGGGCCATTCATCAGCACCGGTCGCTTCAACTGTTCGATCTGGTGGTCGGCGGCCTGGAGCCGCATGCTCAGCTGGGTGACCAGGATCTCCAGCGGCAGCGCCTCACCGGTCTCAGCTGTGACCCAGCCCGAGGCGTTGCACTGCACACACGCCAGGTCGTGGAAGACGCCCTTCACTACCGCCCTGCCCTTGCAGGCCGGGCAGCGAGCCAGGTCGAGCTGGGTGGCGCGGAATGCTGGGCCGTGACTCTTCTTCATTGGGCCTCCAGCAGTTGCTCGTGCAGGCGGTAGACATTTGGACCGTCGCCATAAGGCCAGTGCCGTACAGAAAGCTCCTTTCCGGTCTGCATGGTCAGCACCAAGTGCTTGTCGCCGTTCCAATCCGCATACCGCATTGAGCTGACTTCAGCTGGATTCACGGCGAGGCCGGATGCCCTATCGAGTAAAATCATCATTTTTAAACCTCGCCTATGGTTGATTCTTGATTGGCCTCGCAGGCCTTATCCTTCGCGGCTTCCAGCGCATTACCGGAATCTCCGAATCTAAAGCCCGTCAATCCGTGAATCAGGGAAAAACCCTTCTGGTCTAGATGGGCGTTCCACTGCTCCAGGGCATCACGCTTGCGCCCCATCACGTCCGACTGGATGTACACCTTCACGTTGTGACCCATCGCGTGGTTGATCAGCAGCTCACCGATCAGGTGGTCAATGCCCAAGTCTGCCCAACCGGTAC